AATGGTAACCATATTTCACAAGAAGACGCAAAATCTATACTATACAAGGTAAAAAGCGTTACGTTAGATAAAAAGATCATACCTAGCGTGACGGAAGATATGGCGAATTCTGTAATACACAAGGTAAAAAGCGTTACGTTAGATAAAAAGATCGTCCCTAGCGTGACGGGAGATATGGCGAATCCTGTAATACAAAACTATACGCCGATTCCTGTAACTTTACCAGGTAAACTGAACAACGTAATTACTAAAAATAAAGTGTTTCATGCATCCTCTGATATCGCGAGAACTTTTGTGATGAGAGATGTCATATATCTTGCAGTATGCGAAAGTAAGACCTCGAATTGGTGGGCATCTTCTTCGAAAGCATTGTGTATCGCATTCAAAAGTCGTTCAGAAACCAAAGAAGGTGTATTTAGAGTATTTCTATTAGAATTTGGATTTGAAGAGTTGTCATTGAATTACACGTTATCCATATCAGGACCCATGGCGGACGAACACATTCTCAAAGACTACCCGATTATATCGGAGGTGTATGTTCTTACAAAGGTATCGGTCGACAACATCATCGACCTTGTAAAAGTAAGTATGATGATAAGAGACGATTCGGTGATGGATCTTGTAGGTGGCAAGGCGAATGGTATTCTTACAGCGGTATTAGGAAATTGTGTAAAGTTTTACGGAGATCCAACAGGGAGCGTGGTGAATGCCAAGTATCTCGCAACCAAATTTCAAAAAGTCGCATCAGAGAGTTTAGATACGAGATTACAGCCCTCCAAAGTAGAAAGACCAGTTGCAAGTTCCAGTACGCAATCACATAGTCATACCTCGATTTCTCGTAAAAGACGTAAACATAAAAAACTACAAACTCAATAGAGCCATGCAAACCAAATCTTATAAAAGTTCATTTTGAAAAATCATATAAAGTTAAGGTTGTTGAGATAAGAAAAAGAGAAAAAAAATGGGAAGTGTTGTTTCTAGCGATAAATTGTTTGTTTGTGGAAGAGAATCGTTGATTTGTGCACAAAATGATGTGCCGAGCGTTGAAACTCCTACGGTAAAACAAGAAGTTGAAATTCCTTTGGTTCGCGAAGCTGATATTCCTTTGGTTCGTGAATTTCGTAGTGTGCCTATGGATATGGTTGGATTTCCGTTCCCGCCTTATGCAAATAGTTTTGCTGCTCCACCATGTCATTTAGAAGACGTAATTCCTTATCCTCCTAGTCCTCATCATCGTGGGATGTCTGATCAAGAGTTCGACATGTTAGAACGCGAATTGGAGCGGAGATATGCTGTAGATCCTTCCATCTGTCCGGGCTTCCGCCGTCCCAATTATCTCCACCGTGGAATGTCAGATCAAGTCATGTCAGATCAAGCCATGTTGGATTGTGAGTGTAAACGGGGTTTCGCCCCGCATTCTTCCACTGACTGCCCATTTTACAAGCCTTTGCATTTGCATCCAGTTCCTAATGGCGTTTGTAAAACAGTTCCGTTACAAGATAATAAGACTATGAACGAACCACCGTTTATATGTTCAAGCGATACAACTTCAGTTGCTAAATTCTCCAAGAAGAAGAGGAGTCGCAAGCAGAGACGTCATAATAACAAAACTAATCACGAATTTCTCGATCCTGTGACAGATCCAAGAGTGGAACAACAAATTACCGACGAATACGACCGTGAGAGTTTCAAGTCTTTCATGTCGGGTTTCAGAGTAAATTGTGATAACGCGCAATCCTATAATCAGATCTATGAATCTGTTCTCTCAAAGTACAAGCCGAAAGAAGAAGAAATCGTCATTCGTGAACCTTCCAAAACTATGTCAAAAGAAGAATTAGACGAACAACTAGACCAATATATGGCAGATCATCCTATCTTTCAAAAACCAGAATAAAATGAACTAATCCTATCGTACTTACTTTCAATGCGTAAGTACGATAACTCTCTCTCTCAAGTTATTGATATTTCGCGTATTGGTAGACTAAACAATTCAAATAGTCATCGCCAGTCTTTCCAATGCAATTTGCTGATTTCAAAGGCGACACATATCGCAAATCATTATCAACCATTGTGGTTAATCGACATCTCTCAAGACAGTCAAAGTCGTGCGTGTTTCCGTTACACTTATTCTGAAGGCATTCATAATACTTTGCTTCTTTGACGACATTGGGGCTATCTGTCTGGAATTTTGCATTCATAACTCCTCCGTAGAAACTTTCGGGTAAAGGTGTTTTTGTCTTGTAACGTGGTGGAAAACTAAAGGAAGAACGTTCGGGTTTAAAAATGCATCCAAGCGCGATGACGGCAAGGATCATCACTACAAACAAAACAAAAATCTGCGCAGGCGTCATTTTACAATCGATATAAGCTTACAATCTTTCTTTTATTTTAGAAGTAAAATAAGAAATACATGAACTTAAGAAGATCATCATTTTGTGAACTCTAAATTTAAACCTAAAATGGCTAGAAAAACTAGAGGTAGTGATGCGGCAGATACCGTCACACAAGTACCGAGTACTTTTGTAGAAGACAATTCAACTCCCTATCCAAAATATACATTCTACGTTACGCTACTTATTTTGCTTATTACTTTGTTAGTTCTCGGTTACGCGTTTATGAAAGGTGGTATGCCCGTAAAAATTCGATAATCATCCAAACTTACAAAAAAATGTATTTCATGAAAAATCATATTTTCATGAAATTGTCATATATAATCCAGCAAACGATTGTCAAATGGCTTGCTTGAATAATAAAGTGTCTAATTATAAACTGCGTGGGGAATGTTACGTCGATGTCGCGCAGTTCTTGGAAAAGTTGATTGATAAGTGTAACAGCGAAATACGTCATCATCGTTTTGAGACGATAAACATATTCCAAGATCCTGATAAATGCGGTTTTCCAGACTGCGATCTTGAGTTCTCGACTACTTTGTCTCTTGAACAGATTAGAGACTTACTTAAATTGATTCCTGATAGTCATGTGATGTTACAGACTGTGGAATTAGCAGAGAATTACACTGGGGAGAGAAATTACGACATTTGAGATAATAAAAAACTTAAAATTTGATGTTTTTACAAAATTGATTAAGGTAGGTAACAAAATGTCTTTATTAAAATTCAAACATGCACTATCTGGCGCAAACTGCTGGTATAAAAATGTTCCGCTCAGCCTATTAGAGAAAGCTGAAAGCGTACGCAGCGATATGTGGGTGTATAATGAAATAAAGAGGAAACACCCTAAACTCCATACAGAACTTTTAATTTTGGAAACTTCTGAAAAGCTTGGGACGGCGACTGTTAAATTTACGAATTTATCCCTTTACAGCGGAGTAGTAACGTGTTTGTCAGCCTACACGTACGGCATGAATCTCACTACTGGTTGTTTTGCGTTATCCATGGGTATCGCTCTTACAGGAGCTACTTTATTCTTAAAATCCAGAAGTTTGATTGATTCGACACACGCAGTTTTGAATGACAGAGACTATCCAAATAAAGAAAAATAAGTCTATAATCCAATTAGGACACTTTTTCTTTACGTTGTGTAACGTAAAGAATATTTTGAGTTTATAGGTAATGGGGTTTAAAAAGTGAAACATGAGACTGACACACAAACCCATTCTGTTTTTTATTGAGTGCCATATTGAGAAGTTGACAAGTTAATTGACCTTCAGGTTTCATACTATCTAACTCTAAAAGATCGACGATTGTTATAAAAAGAAAGTCTATCTCTTCTTTCTCCCAGGATATCGTCTCATCTTTACCTATTTTCAGATCATAAAGAACTTTTCCATCTTGAGAAGCTGACAAATTAATAGTAAAAGACATTAGAGTGTAGAATATTTAATTTGTATATTGGAATAACGCAATTTTCTAAAAATATAGTTTTTTAGATTTTAAGTTTATAAGGTTTGGTTTTTGTAATTGTTTTTGTAGTAAATCGAACAATGTACAGGAACGTTTTTTCAGATTAAACTTATTTAAAGATGTTAATAGAGTTATTTGAGCTCGTACAACCTTAGTATAGCCTGGATTGAATTCGAATATAGTATTTGTAAGATTGAAATTATTGGAGAATGTGTTATCGAATGTTGTGATATGGTTAAAACGTAAATTAACCTCTTTTAGGGTTGTGTTAAGTTTTAAAGGAGATATATCTGAAATATTATTTTGTTGTAGGTTTAAAATTTCTAAAGTGGCATTGTATGCGAGAGAACTTACATCACTAACTTCATTTTTCGTAAGATTCAGAGATCTAAGCGTAGTGTTATGTGCAAGAGCGGATATATCAGATACCTTATTTTCGATTAGACTTAATTTGACTAATGTATTGTTAAATCGTAAAACAGATAAATCGGAAACTTGATTGTCATGAATAAACAACTCTTTGAGATGTGTGTTGTGTCTCAAAAAGGATAGATCCGTAACTACTCTGCCTACGATATTCGCTATCTTTACAAGGGGGTCATTATCCCTAATTTTGTCGATAATATTTATTTCCATGTTTGCGAATTATATTTCCAAAAACGCTATGGAATTTCTTAAGTTTTCTATATCTCGCTATTGGCAGATATAGAAATTCCAACTTGATGGGTTTATGATTTACGCTTGGACGCATACTTTACGAGTTGAGCGTACAATACTTTCGTAGTCTTCGTACATCCGTCTTTTTTCTGACGTGACTGTATCGTGGTGTTATTCGGAAAAGTAGGATATAATCTTCGAATACGAGAGTTGTGTTGTTTGGCGAACTTGATGATCCGGCATTCATCTCCTGTAACACTACGTATTTTACTAGATTTAATCGTAAAAGTACACTCTTGTGATACCGGAAATCTATTAACGCGAATGGATTTATTACAGCAGACGTGATGGGATACGATACCATCGAACCCTAGCTTAACGGAAAGATTAAATAATCTACGGATATGTTTGGCGTCACTGACGATTTTACATTCTGAAGATAGTTTCTCTTTACGCGAAGAACACCCAACAGCGCATTCACCCATCTTGCTGCACAATACTTTCTTGTTATGCGGATCGCTTAGTATCAACATTCTCGGATATTTTGCCGATTCCATTTTTTTCTCAGGGGTCGAAGTATCTTTGATCGCTTTTGTGCTATGCGTCTTTGTATCGAGAAAGCGTGTAGACGGTGGGACGGCAAGAAAGAAAAGATTGTGTTTAAGATCTAAGCGCCGTTGCCCAAATAAGAACCAATTGAATGTTGGCTTACAAGTAGCACTGACAACGACATTTTCGTTAGGAAAGAACGGTCTCAGAGAACTTGAACGTACTGCCATTTTTTTATTAGTAAATAAGGAAAATATACCGTCTTCATATCTTATGATTTATGATATGTAGAAAGAAAAGGGTGAATGGCATGGTTATAGATCCAAGTATAGAGTAGTTCGCTGAATAAACCGAATGTAAGAGGAGATGTCTCTCTACTCTCTACTAAACTTTTGTTTGCACCGTCTATCAAGTTCGTATTCCCGAGAGTGTAGGGATGGTGATTAAACAAATCATAGTTATAAGTAGCCCATGTTCTTCCAACTTCAGGAGGTTCACGTAATGTAGAGAAACCGACTTTAGAATTCGCTTCAATGAGTTTGGGAACTAAACCAGATTGTGTGTTTTCAAACATAAAATCTAGTCCAAGAATTTCATATGCGTTTGCGGATTCCTTGTATGATTTGAGTCTACCTTTCACAGCAGGTACGATTACTTCTTTGCACACATTCCACATCTTTTCGTATAATTCGCTTGATAAATCACCAAAGTCGTATGGGAACCAAAGATTGCACTCCGTAGATTCCGCATGCGTATCGTGTATTTGAAGAGAAGATTTGTAATTATGATCTCCAGGTAATGCAGAGTAATTTCCGTCTACGTAAAGTTCTCCAGCGGTAAGAAGTTTTCCAATAGGAAATAAGTATATGCCTTCCCCTATCGTTTTGTCATGAGAAGGTGTACGTACTAGAAGATACATACGGATGTGCATCTTCCTCCCTTCAAATAATAAAGGATGACGGATGTACTCTGACGCGATCACAGTTTCATATTTTCTAGGAGGCAAGGAAGCAAAATATTTCTTGACGCTGTTCAGGTCCTTGACGTTACTTATAATGAAGACGTCGTTACTTGAGCACGCATTTTTACCGACAGGGCGTATGATCATAGGCTTCGATTCACTGACAGTTTTAAGATCTTTGAGTAATACCGTTTTCGCTATATAGTTACTCTTTGATTTGTGAAGGATCATCTTATTCGTTACGCCGTAGACGGAAGAGTCGTCGACAACATTCTTGATGAATGACTCCACTTCGTAAAAATAGGGATTCATGGAAGATCCTATAGAAGAATCCCATTCCAACGACAAGAAATCTATCTTGTACTTTAAAGCTTCGTTACTAAATACCACTTCATCGTATTCGATAAAGTAGTAATCTCTAGAAGAGAGGAAGATATTACGCAACGCATTTTTGTTTAGACCACTGTGACCTGATATAAGAAATGTTCTTCGTTTGACATAAAAATTCCTAGGAATGTCCGAGAGATTACGAAACATCAACGCAAAAGAATAGCCAGAGTAATTTGAATAGAAAGAACCCCTTCCACGTTTTAAGGTGTATTGCGCAAGGTCTAACAACATGCCTTGCCATTCTACATCCGGAGTACGAGAACTCGAAGACTTTTTAGAATAGAATTTATCACCTGAAAATCCTAATTTAGTAAGCGTATGGATTCTGTAAGAAGGGACATCGCACCATACAAACCTAACATTCAAACATCTCGCGATAACAACACAGATCGTATCCAACATCTTGGATATGCCACCTCCAAACATTAACCCTTTGGGATTGAGTCCTTCTTTTGCAATGGTGCATTTCCCGTAACGGCGGTCAACAACCGTACGTTCGATGGTCATTGCCATTCCCTCTTCAAGCGGAGAAGTGTGATTGTACAACCAGTTTACACCTGCAATAGAAGTTAAAGAACGGTGACATGCCGTACGACACGCAGCTATGAGTGCGTTTGTCTTTACGTCGTATACGCAAAGATGCAAATAGTCGTGTTCGTTATCATCCAACCACATTCCAGCGTATTTACTATTCCACTTTTCGTACTTTGGTAAATCATACAACGGATTAAGTATCGCTACATCTTTCCACGTTTCATAGCGTAAACGCGCAATGTCAGAGAGTATATTTTTATCAAGTTGGAATCCGCAATACGTTTTGAGTACGTGTGTATTATACGGGTAAACGTTGGAAAGAGAAAGTTGTGCCATTCGTATCGTTTCAGAAATTATAGGATCTATAGTTTGAGTCACGTCATATACGCCAAGAAGCGCCGGAGGGAAAGAACCTGCAATAAACTCCATATTTTTTGATGTTTGAGTTATGTTAGAATTTCCGGTTTTCTTCCATATCCAAAGAGGCTTGTACCGGTTCTTACCCTTTTCATTGGAAAAAATAGGTCCTTGAAATTGTAGAGTAGGGAACTTGAGACGGATGATAGGGTGAATCAAGTAAATCAAGATGGATTGTACGACGAGATATCCTCCACTTCCTAATACGTATTCCAAATTCGCCAATGACGGAATTAAGAACTGGTAGATCCACGACCCTTTTTCCGGAAACATTTCAATAGATTGATCTTGATCGATAGAGTAAACTTCAGAGTCGAAAGAAGGAGGAGAAAAGAACGCAATGTGGAAGTTGCTGTATGAGACATCTCGAAGAGGTAAAGCCAACGGTAATACCTTGTATTCTTCTTTTGGATTAAGAAGATCGATCATTTCCTGAAACGCAGTGGTAGAGTTCGTATTGGGTTCAATACCGATGTACTGTTCCACGTCTAATGACATGGATGCGATCAGACGGTCACCCCATCCAGCACACGCATCAAAGATTCTTAATTTGTTGGTATCCAAGTTTAAAAGCCCGCTTAGCATGCTGAATACGCCGCGCAAGAACGTAGGACTCTCGCTGGCACATTCTTGCACTGATTTGTCAAGAAATAAACTTTCGCGAATGCTAAATAACGTGGACGGATCGTATAGCTCGATACGAGAAAATGCTTCGTTGACAGTTTTAAAATTTTTCAGACATGAAGATAACGCCTTTTGGACGTAAACTCCATAGAGGTTCCACCCTTCCAAAGGAGATCTTCCTGTTTTATCCCCCTTTTTAGGACGTTTGGCCTGAAGACGCGAATGCTCGATGAAATAATCGGATAACCAATCCCTTTCAAAGTAATCTTCGGTTGTTTTGTTAAACACGACACAATTTCCGCTACCTACCGGGAAGTGGGTATCTTTCTCGGTGATGATCAAGTTCTTTTCTTCCGTAAGATGTTTCGCAAGAAACTCTTGAGATTGATCATCGGACACCATCATTGTAGAGAGTTCGATAGGATTGCTTTTTAGAGACATGTAAGCTTTCTTAACTTCATCTTCCTGTGTATAAAGACTCTTGAAAGGGAATGGAAAGTTTACAGCCTTCAAAAGGTTACACAAACTTATAGTGTCGGGTGTAGGAGCAAACACAATTTTTCTTGTAGAAGGACCTTTACTTTGGAGCTTTGGTACGTAAACATGCTTAACGGGTTCACTAACACGAATTACAGTACTACTACTTGAAGCGGGTCTTTGAGATACCGGAAGAGGAGTATAGGGTTTGCGGTAACCACCGCGCTTAGAGTTTCCACGACGCATTGAAGAGTTAAAAGTTTAAGTAAATTTTCAAAGTTAATTTATGGAAATTAAGTTTTTATTTTTGATGAAATGAATTTTTCAGTCTTGGAGTAAAGGGTTGTACTTGTTATAGTAGTTTTCGTCGTAACGCGCAAAATTCTCTGCGTTAGCGCTTACCATTTCCATTCTCTTCTTGATCGTATTCCATTGTTCGGGAATAAGGGAGAATTTATGATTTCCTGAAATGAAATAAGGACGTTCTTCAAAGGGCATATCGAGGAAGATGGACATGTAACGCATGTCAAAAACAAACCATTTCCCTCCGTAGTCGAATTCCTCATCGGATTCGCTTTCGCTGGTATCTGAGGAAGGCTCCTCATGACCTTCGGGTTGTGATTGCGAACTACAAGGTTCGTTGGAGGAAGATGCCTCTTCAACAAGAGGAGAAGGAGGTTGTGGCGTGCTAAGAGAAATAGCAAGTGCAAGTTCAAATTCTTCGTTTTCGCGTTGAGAAGCTTGCATAATAGCTCGGAGTTGCTCATCGCCTTGAAGATTCTGAATATGTTGAAAATCGAATGCGCCGCCACTGCTTACTTCGTCTTTGAGTGATGAAACGTCTACGCCAAGAGATTTCAACTCTTCGGGAGACGCGTTACGCTCGATCTTTTTGACAATACTCTCACGGTCAAAAACATATAAGATGATGACATAGGAGCCAGGGATTAAGGGAGCGCCCTCTTCCGCTCCTTCTCTTAACGCAATTTTAAAAGAAGGGTGAATAGCACCGTCTTTAGACATAGGGATAACACCCGTGCGAATCGCAAAGTCATCTTCTTTAGTCATGATCTCCACAGTGATGTCGCGATCATCGACTTCGGCCTTTTCAGGATGGCAAAGATATTTTACGGGGTAGTTATACTCTTCGACCGTATTTTGAACAAGCGGGCAATAAATAGGTTGAACAGGAATATCTACCGAAACTCCAACTTCCACAATGTCGTTATCACCACTATCATCCAAAACATCACTGTCATCTGAAACGCCACTATCGCTTGGTGTTTCTTCCACTTTAGGTTCTTCGATCACACTATTTACTTCGGTAATAGGGCATTCCAAATTTTCAGGATGATCGTCTTTCAAACGAAGATACTCAAGTCTTGCAGCGCGTAAAGAAGCCATAGTTGATAAATTTTAAATTGTAAGAATTATGAAGTTTAATTTTAAATTTATGATTTTTCAGGAAGATATGAAAGTAAAATCAACAGTTTATCGAGTTGCGAATCCGTAGTCTCGAGTTTCGCAAGGACGTGTTGGAGTATGTGCGCAGAAAAAGGATCGAATAGGAGACGATTGATATATTGATTTTTCCATGCGTAATCGATGATATCATCAAGTCGATCTTGAGAGAATTGTTCTTCTATCTTTGCAAGAGTTGTGTACCATCCTAATACTGCAGTTTTAGTCTCTGTTTTCATGATATCGTCTGTGTCTTCTGCTGTGTGGTGTAATGACGCAATTCTATCTACGTCAGAGTGTCTCTTAAATAAAAAATAGTATGGTGCGATAGTTAGTGAAAGACGTTGCAAACTAGTCGTTTGAATACTGGATATGATAGGTAAGAGTATATTACCATTTTCATGTATACGATCTTCTATTATGTATTCAAGCTGGAAAATTGTAGAACGTACCGTCTCGTATTCGCCTAAGGTGACATTGTGATCGGCTACGACGTCAAACCTTCCTTTACCAAACTCAAATACATAACCATCAGGAAGAAAATTATCACGCAACGCTATATTTTCTTCGCATGCGTATAGTAGTTCTTGACGCGCGCTTTCAATTGTACCATCAAAAATTACGGGCATGCGTGAATGTGTATGCGCGCTTGATAAAGCAGAATTTATCGCTTCACCAACGTTTCCCATATTCTATTTACAAGTTCAAGTTAAGAAAAGATTGGAGTATAGTTACGTATACAAGAATAAAGCTCTAACTTATATAATTCTTCCTTTTTGTAGGAAGAATTTTAGTTTTTACTTAGATTGTGAATTCAGATGGATCAAAGTCGTCAATCTGCGTAACCTCCTCTTTAGATTTTTCTGCTATGACCTGGCGATGTTTCTTAATCGCTTCGATAAAGTGTTTATAGATGCGGTCAGAGTCGTACTTGTACCTGGAAGAGAAGATGACTTGAGAAGATGAAAAGACGATCGCCGTGAGAAGTTCAGTCTTCTTCTTATCTTTTTTCGGTTTTTTGGTGTTGTCCACCATCTTGAAATTGTTGTCGCTACAGTTTTCAAAAAATGCGTCTTTGTCTGGCGGAATGCTTAGCACTCTGTAAGTATGACCGATAGGGCGGTAAGTAAAGTATTTTGTCCTTACATTTGGATGCGCCGTGGTATCGCAGAACGATGTTTTTACCAATTTACCCGTTTTACTATATTCCTTCATCATGTCATTGAATTGTTGTCGGTCGATGTAAAAACCGAGATTAAAGCCGACGTTACGCATTACAGTCCTAAACAGAAACTTAGGGATAAAATTAGCTGGTGCGTGTCCGCTATTATATTTTTCGATCTCGGCGTCAATCATTTCATCTGTTGGTTTTTCATCAGGAATGTTGTTATAGTGTTCCAGCGGGAGGTAGCACTTTGTACCTCGAATGTAGTTTTCCCAAAGGATCATAATCGCTTCGTACGCTTCGCTCTTGCGTCGGCATCCTGCAATTTTGATTTTGTTTGAAAAGATCATGATGCTAAGATAGGTACCGTTTCCTATCGACAGCACCACAGTAAGTTGGTTTAAAAAGTTACAGATCTTGTCAAGTTGCTTGAGGGTGTAGTATTGTTTGCAATTTGTGCAAAAATAATGAATCTCTTTCATTTCTCCATCGCCGACAGGAACGTGTTCTTCGATAACCGTATTAATCTTGACAATCTTTTCGCCTTTACGTTGCGTTAAACGACATGTGTAAAAACACCAGTGACGCTTCTTTGTTTTACGCATATCGAGTCCTCTGATGTGATTTCCTGAATTCACCATAACAATGGATCCGTACGGCACTTCTAAATCCTTTTTGTTGACCAACTTCTTCTTTCTGTTCTTCGATGGAACATAACCCAGAGAATTGGAAGTAATAGGAAGTTGGTGGAAAAGATCAAGGAACTTGAAGAAAATGTTCGTGTAGATTACCACAGTGATCGTAGATACACTCAACTCGTTAAATTCGGGAAATTTGAAATCAGAGAGTTGTGAAGAACTCGCGCCTTCATCTTCATTGGTTACCTTAGGCTTACTTGTACTTGCAATAGAGAGGTTGTCTAACATCTCAGCCAAGTCTTCAACTTGCTCTGACGCTTTAGGAACATCCTTCGTAACTCTCTTGCTATGACTTGAAGGTAATGGAAGAATAGAACTTGGAATAGATTTAACTTGCTCTAATACTTTAGGAACGCCCTTCGAAGCTCTCTTACGGCGACTTGAAGGTAATGGAAGAATAGAACTTGCTCTGGCCATATTTTTTTAATGGTACAAGTTAGGGATATGCTTTGATTTACGGTTTTACCTTTAAGGGAATAATTTATAGATTTTATATTTATTTTCAATTTTGAAACACAATTAAAAGAATATAGAAAAATTAGAGAATAAGAAGGGGAATGTATTCGACAAGAGAAAATAGGATACTGTATACTGAGGTAATGTATACAAAAAGCGACATGTCCATCTATTTTGAACAACTAGAAAACCTAACTAAGAACGATCTGACGTATATGTTCGATCATCTTCCTGTTAGTTCTGTAAATGGTGAAGTCGGAGTAAAATCGATAAGTATCGTAGAATGCGGAAAGGGTAAATGGGATAGCGAACGTATTGAGGTGCTGTGTAATATCATAGAAGAATCAGGAAATTTGTTGCAATACGTCAATCTAGGGTTTAACGACTTTACAGATGACGATATAATACTTATTATGAGCAAACTGATGAGATGTAAAAAACTCCAAGAGCTATATCTTGACGGAAATGGGGTTGGAGAACAAGGTTTGGTGAATGTGTTCAAAACGTTAAGAGGGCATCCTTCCATAAGGAAAATAAGTCTAGAAAAGTGTAAAGGGGAATTTACAGGCGATTGGGTATATCATTTTGGAGAATTTGTAGCATTAACCCCAAACGCAAAAGAAGTATACGTAAATGGTAACGGAATCAAGACAGATGACCAACAAACTGCCTTTATCAAATACAAACGCGAGTTGCTTTTTAGAAATTAGGGGTGTATAAAAATGTGTGGGTGTCCTTATTGGCAGTTCAATAAGGACATGGATTGCGTGTAATTTCTTATTGTTTTCTTTGTTTACGGTTCT